CTTGCAGTCCATCCGGGAGGAGCTGCGTATCATCAACGGAACGCTTTCCGAACCGGAAGTACTTCCGGCTCCGGTATCCGCTGCATTTCCCGTCATCCGTCCGGTACCGGCCGGGGAAGGGCTTCCTTCTCCCCTGTCTAAGCAACCGGCACAGGGAGGTGACCGGCCGGAACGAACCCATGGCGGAAGCGGAAGCATTGTGGTGAAGATTCCTAAGCTGGCCGATCAGATCATTGTCCGGGAGGAAGGGGATATGGAACGGATCAGTGAGTCCGTGGCCAGACGGATCATAGAGGCAATGAAAAATATGCCAAGACTGGCATAAAACGGCGAGGAGGAAGGAAATGAAACGAAGAATCATTGAACTGAGTGCAGACAACCGGAACGAACGGCTGGAGCTGCCGGTGAACCCGGAAACCTTTACCTTTTCGGAAGCTGCCTTAAATACAAAGATTACCCTGCTCAACGTGGGGGAGGTTAATTTACTGGGGAACCGGGGGTTAGTAACCGGTTCCTTCTCCAGCTTTTTTCCATCCGAAGCTTCCCCGTTTTTCCGCTATGCGGATTTCACGCCCGGCGAGTCCTTAGAGCTGTTAACCAAATGGAAAAACAGCGGCTCTCCTATCCGGGTGATCGTCAGTGACAGTGATTTTAATTTGATGATGAGCATTGACAAGCTGTCCCAGAGCTACAAGGAAGGCAGTGAAGACTGCAGCTATACGCTGGAGCTTACGGAATACCGGAAGCTCAATGTCCCGGCCGTCAAGGTCCCGGTGGCCGTCAACCGACCCTCCGGCTTAGAGAGCCGCCCGGATACCAGCACGAACGGGAAAACCCATACCGTAGTGAAAGGAGAAAGCCTGTGGGCCATTGCCAAGAAATATTACGGCAATGGCGCCCAGTATAAGAAGATCTTTGATGCGAACCGTGACAAAATCAAAAATCAGGATCTGATTTATCCGGGGCAGGTGTTTGTAATCCCATGAAACGGCTGATATCAGGAAATAAAGACTTAAGCGAGCTGGTGGAGAAAATCACCTGGTCCGGGGATACGAAGCAGGTGGCCAGGAAGCTTACCTTTACCATTGCCCAGAAGGCTTCCGATGTTTATCTGCCAAAGGTGGATTTGGAAACCGGCGGGGATGTGCTGTTTATTGAAGGAGAAACGATCCTGTTTGGAGGCATCATTTTTAATAAGGAAAAATCCTCTGCCGGAAATATCGTGACCTATACAGCCTTTGATTTACTCTTCTACCTAAACAACAGCCAGGTGAGCCGGATCTATGATGACACTGCCGAGAATATCGCAGCCGCTGTGTGCAGTGACTTATTTGTCACGTTAGGGTCAGCGGCAGCCACCGGAGTCCGGGTCTATCTGCCCTGCTTTGGGAAGACCGGCTATGAAGCAATCATGATGGCCTATACCGAAGCCAGTCATACCACAAAAAAGCCATATCTTCCTGTGATGAAGAACGTCAATGAGGTGCATGTGATTGAAAAAGGGGAATGGTGTGGGGCTGTGTTAGAAGGCACCTATAACTTAGAGGATGCCCAGTATAAGGAATCGCTGGAGCAGATGGTTAACCGGGTGGTGATCACGGATAAAAACGGAACGGTGGTCGGTGCGGTGGAGGATGCCGATGCGTTAAAATATGGAATCATCCAGAAGGTATACAAACAGGAAGACGGAACCGATGCGGCCACAGAGGCTAAGGCCATGCTGCAGGGCATGGAACGAAGCGGCAGCGTGTCCGCCCTCTCCGATGACCGGGCGGTGTCCGGCTATTCCATTGCCGTCCAGGATGAAATCAGCGGTCTGTACGGCCTGTTTTTCATTGAAAGTGACACCCATACCTATGCAAACGGAAAAGAGGACATGCAGCTGACGCTGGCCTTTTCCAATTTAATGGATGAAAAGGAAATCGAGCGGACAGAGGAAACAAACAAGTAAGATCGGAGGAATACATATGCCTGCAGGAAGCTGGATCACAGAGCTGGCCGGGGAAATCCTTGGCCAGTCAGGGAATGGAAAGCAAACGGTTCTAACAGCCACCGTCGCTTCCACATCCCCATTAACCATTCGAATTCACGGCCAGGTGGCAGACCGGAATCTTTATATCAATCCGGCCTATTTGCTGACGGATGTGGAAAGCCATTTATCGGATCTTCCGCCCGGAAGCTTTGGTGAGTTTTTAAAAGCCTTTCACGAGGCGTTTTCCTTATCCGTGGGGGACCAGCTGGTGGTACTTTTTGATGGCAAGTCTTTTTATGTTTTAGAGAAGGTGGTAAGCGTATGAGCAGTATTTTTCCTTTTATCAGCACAAGCTCCGTTACGGACCAGATCCCGGTACAGGAGCTTCCTATCTTTCAAGAATATGCTTATGACTTTGAACAGAACTGCCTCTTAACCGGCGATGACGGCCTGCCATATCTGGTGGAAAAAAATGAAGCATTAAAAATCTGGATTCACAAAGCCTTATCCACGGAACGCTTCCGCTATACCGCCTATGATGCCGATTACGGAAGCGAAACCGATACTTTAACCGGAAAAAACTACAATACCGATATCATCCACTCAGAGTTAAAGCGCATGATCGTGGAGACTCTGATGTGCAATCCTTATATTGAGGAATTAAACAACTGGAAGTTTGAAGCAGAACGGAACCGGGTCCGGATCACGTTTGATGTAACAACGGTTTACGGGACGGAACGGTTCGAGGAGGGAGTGACCATCTGATGCAGTTTGATTCAGAAAGTTCAATGCTGCGAATGCGGGAAGACCTGCAAAGACCCGGAAACAAGCTGGAAGGCGGCTTCTGTATGGACAATATCCGGGCAGTTTCAGAAGAAATCGGAAGGCTTGCAGAAATGGAGCTGACCCAGGTCAAGGAAGCCCTTGCCACAAGCCTGGAAGAACTCATCACTTCCGGGAATGAAAACCATTATGTCTACTGGGCAAAAAAGATCGATGGGGTGGGAAATGCCCGTGCTGAAGGACTTCGGGACGGAAGCGGCGTGGTCAATATCGCTTTGATCTCCAGCAATGCCTCAGAAGTTTCCCCGGCGGTGATCCAGGCAGTGTCGGATTATATTGAAACCCAGCGGCCGGTAGGGGCGCAGCCGGTGGTCTTTACAGCCAGCGGGATTTCCGTTACGGTCTCTGCCGTGGTCACGCTCCGTCCGGGCTATACCGCTTCAGAGATCCGGGAAAGTGCAGTCCAGAAGCTTACGGACTGGCTGGTGAATATATCCTTCAGTAAAAGCAATCCAAACTTAAGCTATTCCAAGGTAGGCAGTATCCTGTTCTCCATTCCCGGCGTGGAGGATATCCCGGCCTATACCATAAATGGCGGAAGGGATTCCATTCCAGGAAATTTTGACAACTACTTTTCTTTAGAGGAGGTGGCGGTCAGTGTCCCTTCTTGATGAAAATATGCTGCCGGAAAGGGTACGCACCATGGAGCCTGTGGATGATCTCCTTCAGGCAGAGGAGACGGAACTTTCCCGCGTGGAGGCTTATATTTTTGAACTGTTAGACGGAGCCAGGCTGGTGACGGATGTAACGGTCACGCCGGAATACTTAAAAGGGGTTGTTTCCCGGATATGGAACCTTTCCTGCACGGTATTGGAATACCCGGATGACTTAACAGTCAAGCTGAAGCTTTCCGTTCCCGGAGCGGATCCGGATGAGCCGCTGCCGCTTATCAAACGCTGTAATACCTATATCCCGGCCCATTTGAAGGTCCTTTACGAATACGACAAAAGGCTTCAGTCAGAAGGCAGCCTGTATGCTGCAGCTCCGGGAATGGAAGTGATCCGTGCATCTGTTCCGTATAAGCCGGTAAATGGCACGGGGCACAAAGAGATCCGGCTCCGGGCGGCAGTCCCGGTCTATGAATATGTATCGATCCATGTACCACCCAACACAGGAGGAGAAAACAATGAGTAGTGGAACCGTTATTACAAACCAGGGAATCCGGTTATTAGCGAAGCTTGCCGCTTCCGGGAATTCCTTAAACTTTACCAGAGCGGCGGCAGGGTCCGGCAGTATTCCGGGCGGAACGGATCCCCAGGATATGGAGGATTTAACCACCTGGAAGAAAGATGGCCAGATCGTATCCTGCAGTGCATCGGAGGACACGGCCTCCATCGTGATCCAGGTCACTTCAGAAGGAGTAAATACAGGCTTTACGGTAACGGAAATGGGACTGTATGCCGAGGACCCGGATGAAGGGGAAATCCTGTACTCCTATCTGGATCTGACAGAGGATCCTCAATACATTTATGCAGAAGGCAGCGCCGTGGTAAAATTCATGGAAATGACCATCAATGTAGTGATTGACAGTGCAATCAATGTCTATGCCTGGTTCACACCCTCCGGCCTGGTGCGCATGGAGGATTTGGTCGCCATTACGCCTGCCGAGATTGATGAATTGGATGCTGAGGAATGAGGAGGTAAGGAATGAAATATTTAAGCTATGAAGGATTACAATATTTGTATGAAAAAATCCTGGCCAGGCTTGGGAACAAGGTGGACAAAGTGGAAGGGGAAACCCTTACGCCCGAACGGTTTACACTGGAAGAAAAGGAAAAACTGGCCGGTCTGGAATCCTCCCACTTTTTAGGGGAATATCCGACGCTGGAAGCATTGGAAGCCGCATACCCGACTGCTACAGCAGGCGGATATGCCTATGTCAGCACAGAAGGAACAGATACGGTGAATTATATCTGGGACAACGTAAATGGAGCATGGGTAGTGGGAGGCCAGGGAACCATTCCCACTCCGGCCCAGGTGAAGGAAGAATATGAAAGCAATCCGGATACCA